TCACGCCACGGATCGGCGCGGCGTCGCGCTCTCTTCGCCGACCTGGAACAAGGCGCTCTATGGCGCGACCGGCGCGGCCCAGCACGCGCGCTACGAGGACGCGCGCAGGCTCGACCCCGACGCGGCCAACAAGGCCTGCTCATGGGGCACGTTTCAGATCTTAGGCGCGAACCATCAGGCTTGCGGCTTCGACACCTCGCAGGCCTTCGTCGACGCGATGTGGACCGGCGGCGCGGCGGCGCACCTCGACGCCTTCGTCGCCTTCATCAAGGCCGACCCCAAGCTCCACAACGCGCTCCGCGCCAAGCAGTGGGCGACCTTCGCGCGCATCTACAACGGCCCTGGCTACGCGGCCAACGCCTACGACCAGAAGATGGCCAACGCCTACGCGCGCTGGAAGGCGAGGGGCTGATGCGGCCCGACCTTATCATCACGCTCATCTATGGCGTCGGCGCGGCGGTCGTCCTGGTCCTGATGGGCATGGAGGTCATCCACAACGAGAAGGTGGTCGACAAGCTCCTGATCACCATTCCGACCATCAGCGCGCTGATCGCTGGTTACTGGTTCAACAAGAGCCGGAAGGAGCCCCCATAATGTGCGGTTTTGGCTTGGACCTGATCTTCAAGGTCGCAATCGCTATCATCGTGATCCTGGTCATCCTGGCGCTGATCAGGGCCGCGTTCCCCAATTGGATCACCGGCATCACCAGCGCCCCGTACTGGAACATCATCCAGATCGTGATCGGCGGCGTGGTCGCCATCCTCATCCTCTTGTTCATCTGGCGGCTGGCGGAATGCGCTGGCTTGTTTGGCCGTTACGGCGTCGCGTCGATGGGGTTGGGATGACTGACTTCGCCGACTTCAAAGCGCAGATCGCCGAGTGGTCGAACCGCCAGGACTGGTCAGACGCGCTCGTCACCTCGTTCGTGCGCATGGCCGAGAGCAAGCTCAACCAGGAGCTGCGCGTGGCGCTGATGATCCAGATGGACGACGGGATCATCACCTCGCGCTGCGCGCAATTGCCCAGCGACTGGCTGGCGATGGACCTCGTCCGGGTCGCCAACGAATGCGGCGCCGATGGCTTCCTGCCCGCCCGCTATAAGTCCCGCGATGAGTTCTTCACCCAGCGCGACACCCACACCTGGATGTACTACACGCTGGTCGGCGCGACGATGTATTTCGGCGGCACGCCCGAACCCATCGATGGCACCGAATACAAGCTCGCCTACTATGGCGAGGTCCCAGTCTTTTCCGACACCCAGCCGAGCTGGATCTACACCAAATATCCCGACCTCTATCTCAACGCGGCGCTGATGCATTCGAAGTTGCACGCCGTCGGCGAGGAGCAGAGCGCGGCGAACTCCAAGCAGCTCGCCGAGGACATGATCCAGAAGCTCAACGCCGCCCACCTCGGCGCGAAGGCGAGCGGCTCCCGCGTCACCCGGCCACGCCACAGGTCGTTCGGATGAACGCGCCGTGGACCCCTGACCCCTGCACCGGCGACGCGGGCTGGACGGGCCTCACCGTCTGCCGCAGACCTTATAGCGTCGGAGCCTATGGGGCGGGACCGTACGGCCGGTGCGCCATCGTCGGCGGCGGCGTCTGGGGCCAGTCGATGGCGTGCGCGCCGTTCAGCCAGCAGGCGCCGCTCCCGCCCGCGCCATGGAGGCGGCGCCGTGGCTGACACGTTCACCGCCAACTACGGCTGGACGAAGCCCGACATCGGCGCCAGCGACGACACCTGGGGCGACAAGTGGAACGTCAACCTCGACGGGATCGACGCCCAGCTCAGGACCGTCGAGGATGGCGTGATCGGGCCGCAAGGGCCGCAAGGCCCCATAGGCCCGCCGGGAGCCACGGGGTCGCCGGGACCGACGGGACCGCAAGGGTTGCCGGGGCAGACGGGACCGGCTGGACCGCAAGGCCCGCAAGGGCCGCAAGGGCCGGGCGCGGCCTTCCCCGATGCGCCCAACACCAGCCAGCGTTACGGCCGTTTCAACTCGATCTGGCAGTTGGACGCGATCCAGACCGACGCGCCGAGCGACGGCGGCACTTACGGGCGCATGAATGGCGCCTGGAATGCGGCGCTGGCGACCGCTGGCGGCACGATCACCGGCAGCCTGACGGTCAATCAGGTTCTCACCGTGCAGGGCTCCAATTCACTGGTACTCAACGCGCCGGTGACCGGCGGCAGTCAGCGGGCCATTTTGAGCATGGCCGCCAATGTTCCTCGCTGGGGGCTGACGCTGGGCGACGGGACCGCTGAAGGCGCGAACAACGTTGGGGCGAATTTCTCTCTCGCTGGCTACAGCGTGGCCGGGGCGCTTCTCGGCAATTGGCTGACCATCGCGCGCGCCGACGGCTCAGCGGCGTTCGCTGGTCCGGTCAACATGAACAACGGCGCGTCGGTCAACGGACTGTTCACGCTCAACAGCGTCGGCAATTTCTATCTCCCCGGCGGCACAGCGGGTCAGTTCCTGTCGACCAATGGCACCGGCATTCTGTCCTGGGCGACGCCAGCGGGCGGCGGCGGCGGCATTGCTGAGGCGCCCAACGACGGCACGGCCTACGCGCGCAAGAGCGCCGCCTGGGCGCATCTCACCCACACCGACATCACCGACTGGACGGCGACCCTCGCGCCCTACGCGCTGACGACGGCGGTCCCGGTCGCCTCGACCACGACGCCTCTAGCCGATGGGATCGCGGCGGTCGGAACGAGCGCGGCCTTCGCGCGCGGCGATCACGTTCACCCGCTCCCGCCGCAGGCGATGGGCGATAATCGCATCATCAACGGCGATATGCGTATAGATCAAAGGTGGAACGGCGCGGCCGAGGCGGGGGTCAATACCTATACCGTTGACCGCTGGCAATATATCGCAACCCAAGCAGCCAAATTCAATTGGCAGCGGTACAGCACTGGCCCTGTGGGGTTCCCGTATTGCTTAGGGTTTTCTTCGCAGTCTGCTTACGCACTTTTGGCTGGAGACACTTTTTACATCCAACAGCCCATCGAAGCCGATATGGTCAGCGACTTCGCTTGGGGCGCAGCCGGGGCGCAGCCGGTCACGTTGTCGTTCTGGGCCTATTCTAGTCTAACAGGGACGTTCAGCGGAGCGATCCAGAATATCGCTGGCACGCGCTCTTATCCATTCACCTTTTCGATCCCGACTACGAACACGTGGACGAAGATCGCCGTCACCATTCCCGGCGACACGGCTGGAGCGTGGGTGATGTCGGGCAATGCTGGGTCGCTTATTGTTCGATTTGATCTTGGCTCTGGGGCAACCTATCGCGGGCCAGCGGGCGCATGGGCGTCGGCAAACTATGTCGGCGCGAACGGCGCGGTTAACGTCGTCTCGACCAATACTGCGTTTTTTGCTGTCACCGGCGTCAAGCTCGAAGTCGGCTCCGCAGCAACGCCATTCAACCGGCAGTCGCTGGCCAAGAGCATGGCGGATTGCCAGAGGTATTATCAATCAGTGTTTTTGATTGTGGCAGGATATAATGTTACTGGTGGACAAAATAATAATTCAATATCGTACCAAATCATGCGGGTTGTGCCAACCGTGACTTTCACATCTGTAACTTATACTAATGCATCTGGTCTGGAACTTGGATATGCTATGAATAATTCTTTATACGCAGCGGCTGTTGTTACAGGCACCGGGAATGGTACTGCGACAACTATTATAAATTTGAGCGCGGAGCTGTGATCATGACCTATACCCAAGTCTGGGATCATATGAACAACCAGCCGCACGATCAGATGATCCAGCGCGACGCGGACGGCGCGTTCATCCCGTTCGATCCCGACAACGTCGACTATCAGGATTACTTGGCCTGGCTCGACGAGGGCAACGCGCCCAACCCGCCGCCCGCCATTCCGACGCCGCCGATGGAAGAGCCGCCCCCACCCGACATCGTCGAGGTCAACGCCCAGGTGCAGGACATCGACGCGCGGCTGACGGACCTCGAAGCAAGCCTGGGGAGATAGGCGCGTGGCTGAAACCCTCACCGCCAATTACGGGTGGACGAAGCCTGATCCTGGGGCCAGCGCCAACACCTGGGGCGCGACCCTCAACGCCACCACCGACAAGATCGACAATCAGGTGTTCCAGAACCAGCAGGGACTGGCGCCGATTGGGTCGGGCGCGCTCTGGTTCACCGCGACGCCACCCGCAAATTACGTCTTTGCCGATGGCGCGTCCCGCTCGACCGCCGCGCCCTTCGACAAGTTGTTCGCGATCTTCGGCACGGCGTTCAATCAGTCTGGCGACGCTGCGGGCACTTTCCGGACGCCCAATCCGGAGCAGTTCTTTCTGTTCGGCGCCGGACCCAGCAACCCGGTGGGATCGACCGGCGGCGCGTCCTCCGTCACGCTCGCCACCGCCAACCTGCCGCCGCACGCGCACCCGATTGTCGATGTCGCCCACTCGCACAGCGCGTCTCAAAACGCCCACAACCACGTCGTCGTGACCGGCAACCACGCGCACGCGATCACGACCGGGGCTCACGCCCACAGCGGCGTCGCCGTTGGCCTATCAGGGCCGGGAACGGGCTCGATTGCTGGCGGGGTCGGCGGCGGCAATCTCCAGATGGGCAACACCAGCACGGCGGGCAACCTCGGCGGCAACACCGACACCGCCGGAAACCTTGGCGGCTACACCGACACGCAACAGCCAGCGGTGACGGTCAACGCCAGCGGCACCGGCCTCTCGACCACCCAGAACGCGGGTTCAGGCGCAGCCTTCAACGTCGTGCCGCCCTTCTTCGCCATCAACATCATCATCAGGTACCAGTAGGTGAGTACGCAGTTCCGCCCGATCCAGATCCCGCCCGGCGTCGTCGCGATGCCGACGAAGAAGATGCAGTCCTCGAATTGGGCTGAGGTCAACTTCATGCGCTGGCGCGAGCAGCAGCTCACGCCGATGGGCGGGCAGGCGCAGTACACCAACGTCGTCGGCGGCGTGGAGAAGTATAAGTTCGCCTCGCGCTGCAAGATGATCCACGGCTGGTTTGGCCTCGATGGCCAGTATCACATCGCCTATCTCTGCGAGGCGCACCTCTACGTCGACACCGGCGGGACGCTGACCGACGTCAGTCCGACGCCCGCCATCACCCCACCGAGCGGGCTGGTCGGCGGCTTCGGCGACGGCCTCTATAACACCGACCTCTACGGCACGCCGCGCTCGATCCCCGGCAGCGTCGCCATCACCAAGGTCCCCGACGCCTACTCGCTCGATAATTTCGGCTCGATCCTCTACGCCATGACGAGCGCCGACAGTCGGCTCTTGATGTGGGACCCGGCGGTCGGCGGCCCGGCGGTGGTGCAGCCAGCAGTGAGCGGGCGCGGCCCGGTCCCGCACGGGCGCTGCTTCGTGGTGACGCAAGAGCGTTTCATCCAGATCTTTGGCTCGACCCAGGACGGCACGACCGGCGGCGGGTCCTCGCGCCGGTTCGCATGGTGCGACCAGGAGAACCCCGGCGCGTGGGACTACGCCTCGGTCACCTCGCAGGCGGGCTTCCTCGACATCGAGCCCGCGAGCCCGATCATCGCCGCCATCGAGACGCGCGTCGGCGTGATCTTCTGGACCGCCAAGAAGGTCTACGCCTCGCGCTTCCTGGGGCTCCCCTATGTCTACAACGCGGTCGAATTGGCTGACGGCGCGACGCCGTGGTCGCCGCAGTCGATGGCGACCACCTCGGCGCTGACGCTGTGGATGAGCGAGCAGGGCGTGTTCTCCTACGACGGCACCTCGATCCTGCCGGTGGTGTGCCCGGTGCGGCCCTGGGTCGACGACGACATCGACCCCATCGCAGTGCGCGAATTGTCGTTCGCCGCGCACCTGGGCGAGTTCT